CCTGCCCAGAAGAGAGATCTTCTTCGTGCTGGTGAAATCGGTGATGCGGATTATAACACCGTCCGTGCTCTTGTCAATGCTGAAATAAATACCTTCATGGGCTTTACCTTCGTTCATTCGACTCGTCTTGGCACCATTACTGGCTATCGCAAGGTCCTTGCGTTCCATAGGACTGGCGTTAAGTTTAGTCTCGGTCAACGTAAGTCCTATATGGATGTTCGAGCTGACTTGAGCCACGCTATGGCCGTTCGGTCTACTATGGCGCTTGGGGCGGTAAGAACCGAAGACGAAAAAGTCGTCTCCATCGAGTGTGCGGAATCCTAACCTTAACCATTAAAACAATATGGCCTCATATCAATACAGTAATGAAATCGTCTACGGACGTGCTGAGCCTGGCGCCGGAAAGTATGAAGCAGTTTATTCTACTGAGTTCGCTTCTGCTTATAAGGATGGTGACACCACAGCATATCAGCCTGCTTCGGCAATTAACTTGCTTAAGCGATTTGCTGACATAGTAGCGGTTTCTGGAACCTCGCAAGGTTCTGCTCTCCTCCGGGCCGTATCGGGCCTTGATGGTATAGAAACCGTTGCAAACGATTAAACAATCAAAATAACGAAAGGGAGCCCTGGTTCTGTAATGGAGCCAGGGCTCTTTTTGTTTAAACAGTTCAATGAATCTGCTCTTCATAATGACTAAATATCTATATGACTAAAACTCAAATAGCGAATCTTGCTATTACGCATATCGGAGGTCGATTGCTAACTAATGTAGATACAGAGAACTCTCAGGAAGCAATACTTTGTAGGACCTGGTTCGATGTGGTAAGAGAGGAGATACTTCGGGAGCATCCATGGAACTTCGCTACTAAGCGCCTTGCATTATCTGGAGCAGTAGATTTGACTACAACTTCTCTTTCTGGATATGACTTTCAGTATAGAATACCTCTACCCAATGATTATATTCGCATAATAAAGGTAGAGGATGTAGAGTCTACGTTCGAAGTAGAGTATGATGGCATCTATTGTGATTACGAAAATCCCCTTATTCGCTATGTATACGATAATGAAACCTATACATCCTGGCCAAAGAATGTAATAGTAGCATTTAGTTATTTGTTAGCATCATACATTGCTCAAGGTCTTACTGGCCCTGCTGGTGCTGCTGTTCAATACAGGCAGTTATATGATAACACAATAGCGAAGTGTAAGCGTTATGACTCTTATGAAGCACGGGAGAAGGTCGTTGATAAGGACCAATACTCCGAGATTATTATATTCCGTCAACAAGATATGTTCTCCTAACAATAAAGTATTATGGCTGATTTACAAATATACCAGAACAGGGTAAATGGCGGAGAGATATCTCCTCAACTTGAAGGGCGCGTAGATAATGAACGCTATAATTCAGGAGCAAGACTTCTTGAAAACTTTATTGTTAAACCAAATGGCTCTATATCAAAGAGACCTGGCACGCAATACCTCGCTACTCTACCATCTGCAAGTAGATTAGAGACCTATAGAGCATCAGAGGAGTCTAACTACATATTAGCATTTACTACTTCCGGATGTAGAGCATATGATAGTAATGGAGCAGCAGTAACAGTATTATCTGGTGATATGCTCATAGCCCCGGTAGCATATCAAGCATCTTTAGCAAGTGATACTATTTTATATTCTACTATTAATAACAGATATTATAAGTCTTATACAACTACCTCAGTTGACCCCGCAACAGCAAGTTCTGGGTATGATGAATATACCTTCTTACCTGGTCAAGTTGTTCTATCTGGGAGTAATCCAGGCAGAGCGTTTAAAGCAATAGATACTTTCAATACTTATAAGCCTCTATCATCTCTTGATTATTGGATAGAGTTAACAAATATAAGGAACTATACAGGCTTAGGATCAAGTCAGACCTCAGTAGCGACTGATGCCTACTACGACGACATGTGGATTCCATATACTGTCGATGAATTTTTTGATGTTCAGACTACTCAGATTAACGATTTACTGTTTTGTGTTCATAAAAATCACCCGCCAATCGTTATAGCCAGAGAGAGTGCTGGTAACTGGAAAAGTTATCACACTGACTTTACTTTCGGTCCTGGTGATGATTATAACACTACTGATACTACTCTCAAGATTGTGCCATACATTACTGAATGGGATAAAGACGCCTCTGTATGGGGTAGTAGTAAACTATATTATGTAGACCAATATGTAAAGTATAATAGCAATTTTTATCAGGTCTTGCAAGACCATACATCTTCTACAGTTCCTTCTTCTGATACTACAAACTATAAGTTACTCAGATATTACGTTAACGATAAAATTTATAATAGTTATACAGATGTTTACACGTGTAGAACTACTCATACCCCAGTAACTGGCACAACCTCCAATGAAGGGGAGCCTGGCATTACCACTGGGGCGCTTTGGACATCAAACTGGACAACAGGGTATGCTGATATAACATATAGTAATTGGTCTCTCTGCGTTATTGGTCCATGTTTAGCGTATGTAGTAGGGGATAGAGTAACAAACAAGGGTAGAAACTATGAGTGTATTTTAAATGCTGGCGCTGGAACAGTTTTAAGAGAGCCTGGAGTCGGCCGTGATTGGTTAACCTACTGGAAACAGATACCGTTAACAAATACTTCGAATGGAGCAGATGAATATTATCTCCAAGCCAGTAATACAATGTTTACTGCTTCATCTGTTGGCGAAAATATACAACTTGTGATAAACCAAACAAGTAATACTGGTAATATAAATCTTGGGACATTAGCATCGAACTCTGTATCCTCTACAAATAGCCTTTTCTTTCAAGGAGATTATATTGTATCTACTTCTTGGACAGTAGGTAATGCTCTTTCTGGAGGGTCCACAATATCTATACTTGAATCATTGGATAATGTTAACTTTCAGACTATACGCGAGTATGTATTTGACGCAGATAAAGTATCTAATAACATATCATTTACTGGCCAAACCCCAAGCGTTGGATCCTGGTATAAGGTAAGTGTTAATAAGATTGGTGTTGGTGGTCAGGGTCAATTAACTATTGAACCTACTATAAATAACACAACATTTGACTGTAATATTGTAGAGTATATAAGCCCTACAAAAGTAAAAATAAAATCTAAAGCAGGTGAATCTACCATTCTACCTATAAAGTGCTGGAATGTTCCTACAACAGTCTACAAAAAATCAGCATTATCATATGAGTATGGATATCCCTCTACTGTAGCATACCATGAACAAAGATTATGGTTTTCAGGTATACCAAAGTTCCCTGGTAGAATATGGGGCTCAGCGAAGAATAGGCTGTATGATTATAGAACTGGAGTGCTTGATACAGACGCTATTGATATTACTATAGCATCTAAATCTACCAACCAGATATCTTGGCTACAGTCCATGAATAGGAGCCTTGTTGTTGGAACTGCTGGAGAGATTTATACTATTGATTCTGGCTCTAATGCTTCAAACATTACCCCAACCTCTGTTAGGTCTCAGTTAAAAACATCTATAGGTTGCTCTACAATACCCGGGGAGGTTGTAGGAGACTCTATATTATATGTTCAAGCAGGCTCAAATAAATTGAGAGAGTTTATATACACAGATCAATCTGATGCGTTTATTGCTCCAGACTTAAACATAATGGCTGATCATATTGCTGAAGATAAGTTTATCCAAACAGCATATCAGTCTAACCTTGACCAGACTCTCTGGGCTGTTAATAATAATGGCGCATTAGTTGGATATACCTTTGACTTCGTTGAGGGTGTTGGTGCCTGGCATAGACACTTTACAGGTTCTCGCTCTGACTTCTACGGGGTATCTGGTTCTCCAACAGCAGCAGATAATGTTAATGGTAACCCGGATATGTTTAGTAGTGTTGCTACATTAAACCCGGCAGGAGACGCTATTTGCGATCAAGTCTGGTTTGTTGTTAAGCGCTGGACTAACGGGCAATACAAATATTTCCTTGAGAGATTTGACCCAACCAATATGGACTTTATATTTGGTGGTAATGAATCCTCAGTAGAGAGATGGAGATTCCTTGACTCATATAGAGAGTATGATATGTCCAGCCCAGACGATACTACTACGGTTGACGCGTCGCCAGACTATGAGTTATTCAATAACATATTTGAAAGCCATTTATATAATGATGTAAACCTGTATATATTATCTGCTGGGGGGTCTCTTTGGAGTGATTATTATGGCACCAGTAATGGTAGAATACGGTATCAGACTACCGAAATAGGGGGTATACAACTACTCGGATCCTTTAACGGAACGCTCCCATCAAGCACAAACCCAGATTATACCAGCGGCCTTTTAACTGGCCAGTTTGTTGTTGGGCTACCTATTTACTCTGTATATCAGCCTACTCGTATTGATGTCAATATGGGCAATGGTGGTTCTCAAGGCAGACTTCTTAGACTAAACCGATTTGCGCTTAGACTTTGGCGCAGTTATGGTGGTAAGTTTAATGTGTATGACCCTATTCAATATAGTTTAAGCGATGCTATATCAGCATTTGAGTTTAGACCTGTTGAAGGAGATACTCTAACATCTGTTGACTATGACAAGTTTACATTTAACTTATCTAATCAGTATCCAAAGATTAAAACAGATAGTTATTATACCGGTCAAACGAGCGACCAGCACGTTAATGGCAACTGGTCAAACAATCCTATATTTACTATTGTTCACGATGAGCCCAGACCGTTTAACATACTCGGTATAATCTATAAAGCAGAGATATCATCTAACTAATATGAAGGAATATAGAGACAAAGATTTTAATACAATAAATGAATGGTCTATACAACACGGATTTGAACTGGACAAAGAGTTATTATCTCCTCTTGGTTATATCGATAATAACATTTATTGTTCTGTTTATATAGCAGTCGGAACAAATTGTATTTTCGTTGATAACTTTATAACTAACCCAGAATCAACACCAGTAGGTATTAAAAACTCTCTCAGAGACTTACACGACACAATCAGGAATTTGCTATTATCCTGGAAAGGAACCTGGTGCGTTCGCATTACAGCAACAGCAGCATTAGCGGGCATTATCGAGCGTCTTGGTGGTATATTAGACCCAGATGACTACAAGCAAATATTTTTTATAGTTTAGACTAAATATAGATATGTATAAAGTAATACAATACGCTGCCTATAGACCTATTAACGGTATTGTCGGTGCGATAGCCTCAACAGCAGGCAGCGTTATAGGAGGTCTCTCTCAGGCTTCTGGACTCGAAGATCAGGCTGCTGCTATGGGGCAGGCAATAGAATCATATAAGCAAGGCACTCTTTTTAACTATCGCATCTCTAAGATAAACGAAGGTCGCATTAAACGTCAGACTAAAATTGAGCAGAAAGCGATTCGTAATGAAGCAGTAAGACAAAATTTAGTCTTTCAGGAAAACCGTAGACGCGCAGTAGTTCAAGCCAGGACATTCCGTGAAACCCAAAAAGCCGCTATAGGCGATTCAGGGCTACTTCTCGGAACGGGTTCTGCGCTCGATATCGAAGCAGATACTGCTGCTAATGTTGCACAAATGTTAGGTGATATGTCCTATGAAAATACTATAGCACAAACCCAGGCTCAGTATGCTGCTCGAGCGGTTAAGGCTGCGGGTGTTGCTGAGCGTATGAACCTAATCATTGGTCGTAGAGCAGATTTAATCTCAGCAGAAGGGCAGGTGGCTTCTTTAATTGGTCAGCAACAAGGTCTACTTGCCCAGGCACAAGCAGCAAAAATAGGTGCTTTCAGTTCTGCTATAGATGGTATAGCATCATTTGCTGGAGGTCTTAAAACGAGCGGCGGTGGTAGCGTAACTCCGAATAGTTTTCTCGGTTAAATAGATTATATTATAATATGGCGAGTGGAATATATTTTATTGTTCATGGTGAGTCATTGAAGCGCTATGTAGGGAAAGCAGAAGATTTAGATAGAAGAGTAAATCAGCATTGGCAAAAACTGAGAGATAATAAACACGAAAATGTTCATTTACAAAGAGCATATA